TACCCTCCAATATCTCTACCTATTTGAATAGTACTTCCATCTTGTATGCAATTAACAAGACCTGATACTTTTAAATCTCCTGTCTGATTGGGGTCTTCGGAAGGGGTTGATAATCTTTTTCTGTACCAAGAATAAGTAATTTTTGTATCTCCTGTGGCAGACCCTGCACTTATAGTGTATTCATACCTATCAGCAGTGTCATTAGGTGTTGGGATTGTTGCAGTATTTGTTCCATCAGGTGCAAGTGTTTGGGCAGTTGAAGCAGGAGAGTTTCCGTATGCTCCTCTTGTACTATTAAGACATAGGTTCGTTCTTTGCGGTTCTAAAAGTAGAGCAGGACACGACCCATCCGTATAGTCTAATCTTGGTGTGTTTGTGTTTTCTGTTGTAATTTGTCTAAGAGATACACTTCCAACTGTTAAAGTTGTTCCTGTGTAAGAATTTAAAACAAAAGTTCTTGTTTCGTTAGAAGTAAAAGTGTATTCATAAGTTCCAACACCTTCGACACTAAGTTTTGTGCCTCCATTAGCTGAGTAATAGTATAAACCTCCTGCTGCTGCTGAAGTAAAACTTGTTACCTCAAAAATAATCCTATACGATGTTCCAATTGTTATGTCTGAAGATGTCTGTATATATGCACCTGACCCATCATTATCGAACTCGGCTGAACCTGTTGAAAGTGTCATACCTGAACCAACACCTGTCCAACCTGATGAGAAATCAGTTGGCTCAATGTTAGACCCCAAAGATTCTCCTCTGTCGATAAGTCTATTTGAATCTACTCTTGTAGCTCCTGAATTTCTTTGAAACTCATCAAAATCAGCAGAAGAATCATTAGGCAAAACTCCGTATGCAGTTCCTGCCTTATATCCACTTGGTACGTATAAATATTTTAATGCCATATTTTATGATGTTAGTGCTATGATTTCCGCATCTGATAACGCTTCGTTGAACACTATTAATTGTTTTAATCTTCCGTTAAATCCTTGACCTGTTGAAAGGTGTAGTTCTGTTAATTGATTTGCAGTAAAACCTCCCGACAATGTTCCTGTTTGAATAAGCGAACCATTTTTAAATGTTTTTACTTCTGTCCCATCCCACTTAACCGCTAATTTGTCCATATTTATTTTTTGTCCCGAAAAACCTTTATATAGTGTACTTGTGGAAGTTTTAATTCTACACGAACTACTGCCACCACTCGTTCCGTAAATACCAACAGATATTGATTCACTTGCCCCTGTTGTAGTTAATAAAATCCAATCGTTTACCCCCGAGTCAAAACATTGTCTTTCAACAAATAAAACACCCGAAGGAGAATTAATCAAAGATACATCTCCTCCATCTGAATAAGATTCAGCAGACCTTGTTGTATTTGCAGATGTAGTAGGAATATATGAAGATGCATATCCTTTTTCTTCTACTTGCCCTCCCCAAACATACACAGACGATAGTGTTTCTCCTAATCCACCTCTATTATCTCCGAAATAAACAAACCTCGAGTTTCCTGCCCCTGCGTTTGGTGTAAAGGTTATTTCAATTCTCTGCCACTCTGTCGTAACATTTACAAGTTGTCTGTGATGACTTCCATCGAACCAATTTAAAGGGTAAGTTCCTGAAACCGTAGGAGATTTTAAATAAATAGAGTACGTTAATTCATTCCCCGTCATCAAAATATTTTTATTTGCAAAAGCATTTGACGAAAGGGTAACAAGACTCCCATTGTTACCACCCGTTGGGTCTGTTGTAGCGTTTGATGTAACCGTAGTATTTACTAAAGAACCAACACCTGCCCTTGCCGTAAAATCTTCACTATATCTTAAAAGGTTGGTTGAAGCAGGTTCTACCAATATAGATGCACTTCCTAAAGCGTAATCCACTCTTGGAATGTTGTTTGTAGCAGTTTCAATTAACCCCGAAGAATTTACCCTTGTAGCAACCGTACCTCCTGCTTTTGTTAAATCTCCAAAAGGTGCTGAACTCGGTTTTACGTTGTGAATCGTTCCACTACTATACCCTGTAGGTGTTAATACGATACTCGCTTTTTCTAATAAGTTTGCCATTATAAGTCAATGTTTTCAAGGTTAGTAAGCAAGGTTGTCGTTGCTGCTGCATTCTCGTAATATGTAGAACGTGCCTCAAGTATAGATAACAAAGAAGGAACTACTGAAGTTTCTGCAATGTCGCTATAAGACTTACCCCAATTTATAGTATTACTTGTAACCCCAACACCCCAATTAGTGCTTTCGTATATTTTTCCCCAGTTGATTGAGTTTGCCATTTTCTATCTTTTTTAGAAAGACTCTAAGTTTCTCCTTATTGTCTTGCTTTGGTTCGTATTGTTTTTTTATCCTAAATTCCATCCGTGAAATACTGTGTCTTTATCAGGACTAATATCTTCGTTTGTGTTACTGTAATACTCAGGAAACAAAGAAGAAGCGTTGTTACTCATATAGTCGATAAACCTGTTAGTATAATAGTTTGCATAATCTCTTTCCTTCTGTACCAGGAAATCTACCTCTTCTTTACTAATAGTAGATCCGTTAGAAACTTCGCTTCTGTAAACACCTCCGTTTGCAATAGTATATGATGCAAAAGGAAGATACTCTGCCATAGAGAAGTGAATCAACATAGGCTGAATAAAGTCATTAACCAATGTTAAGTAGTTGCCTGTTAAATTACCTGCGATAATATCTTCGCTAATCTTATCATACAAGTCTGTACCTAAGTAATTCTGAACGTGTATTTCTTGTGCCAATCGAATAAACTGAATGAACTTATCCGTATCAACATTCCCACTAATAGCCGTATTTTTTACTAAGTCAGCCTTCTTTATGAATAGTGCTTTTGCCATATCTTATTCTGTTTGAGATGTTGGTTCTTCTTCTATCGGAGCTTCTTCTTCTGTATCTGCCTCAGAGTCCTTTTTAATACCTGTTTCCTTCTCTATCTCTGCCTCGCTAATAGCATTAGTCAAGTCAGTAAATTCAAGTGGTTGTAACGTCTTAAAATACACATCTAATTCGATGCCATTAAATTGAAGAATCTCCTCAATCTCATCTAAGATAGTTACCTGTAAAGGTCTGATTACTGTGTTGTCCATAAGGACAGATGCAGTCTGTAATTCTTCTGCGTTGTTTCCAAGACCTGAAGAATCCTTTATTCCTACAAGCATAGGAGATACAATTCGATGGGAAACCATAACTTTTCTCATACTCTCATCCGATAGGAATTGGTATTGTTGGTGGGCATCGCTTAATTGTACTGGCTCTATACTTGCCGACAACTCTTTAGAATCATTGAAGGCTAATATGAATCGCCCTGCGTTACTTGACCCTGAGAACTTGTCGTATATTCTTTGCTCGATAGCAGTTCTTTCTTCGTCAGAAGGCACTCCATTATTGAAGTTGATAAGCATACTTGGTGCTAAGCCATTCTGAATATTGTTGATGTGGTAGTTTGCAATCTCTTCCTCTAACTCAGCATACTGAATACCTCCTTGATAATCAACAGGAGAGTAGTAGAAGTAACCTGCCTTGTAAGGCTTGATGTAAACTATCTCTATGTTTTCTTGAGAACAACCAAATGCAGGTATTCTCTTTACATTCTTCTTTGAGTTACTAACCTCTGACCAGTCGTTAGAGTAGTAGTAAGCATTAATCTTACCTTTGGCATCTGCCTTCTCAGCTCTTAATGTCTGAACAGGAATATGCTCTACTTGTGCAACACGACTTCTGTCTTTAGAATAGATAACCTGGAATGCAGCGTTACCCATCATCTTATAATCGTAACAAACACTTTTTAGGCACTTCTTAGAGAATAAAGACTTCATCTCAGCGTATTGCTCAGGTTTACTATCTCCATCAACTGCATCCAATCCCTTGCCATAAATCATATCTGCAATACCATTAATCGCAGCATTGTTAGTAGGAGAACCGTTATATCTGTCAATCAAGTATCCGAAGTAATCATTGTCATCTCCATACTCTACCCAATCCTTATTTTGTACTTCTACAACTTCAGGTCGTGTATAAGACGAAAAGTTTACTACGTGAACCTTTCCTTGCTTCTTAGCAGTCTTAGGTTGCCTGTACTTGTTTACATTGTGTTTAGCCATAATTATATATTATAATACTATAAATTCGTTGTCGTAAGTATCTTCTGTTACATAGTCGTCTTTGTGAACATCGAACTTATTAAAATCTGTTTGATTCGTACAAAATATTGTATCTCTATAAATAACATCTCCTGATGAATTTGTTACTTCCATAGAATAGTTGGTATTTTCTACTAAAGAAAAAGACCCTGTTATACTCATATACCCATTTGAATTTACAACCCCTACACTTACAGTAAACGAAGTTCTTGTATTCTTATTGGTTAGTGTCAAAGTAACAGATGAATCTAATTCTCTTGGAATGAATTTTATTGTCTGTATTGATGTTGTCGTTAATATTTTCATACAATTAAGTAATACAGAAATAGTGGTTTGTTTGCAATAAAAAAAGGGCAACATAATGTCGCCCCTTTTAGATTTAAAGATATTCTAAGTATTAAGAATATGTGATGGTGCTAGTTGCACCAACTGTAATAACAGTTCCAGTATCTCCATCTGATGCTACCTCAAGATGAGAAGCAGGAGAAGTTTCCATTCCTGAAAATACAAGAGTGTATCCACTCATATCCCCCATAGCAGTACCTGTTACGATAGTACCACCTGAAACATCAGCACCATTCTCTAATCCTACAACCATATAGTTGCCATTATAGTCTTGAACAATGATTTGAGGTCTTGAAGCTGCCAATAGCTTAATCTCTTTTGTGTCGGTAGCCGACAATTTAGGCAAAGTCAAGTTCAATGCTTGTTCGTAAAAAACAGTTCCGTTATCTGCTGATGCAGTAATAGTTTCTTCAAGAGAAGAAGTTCCTTTTAGTTCGTATTTGTAAGCTCCTGCTACGTTAGCTACAAGACCATCTACTGCTCCAGTAGTAGTATCGAGTGAGTCTACAACAATTTTGTTAGTAGCATCGTTTGGTACAAAGATAACTGCCTTGATACCTCCGACAGAATCTTTACAGGCTAATGCTCTACCTGTATTTATGAAATTACAAGCCATAATATTATATTTTTTAGGTTAATAAAAAAAGGGATAGGCAGAACCCACCCCTTTAGTAAATTAGTTATTCAGTTAATTATGCAGGTGTGTAAAGTACGATGTCAGAACCGATTCCGTACTGCACAGTTGCGGAAAAACGGAGAATTACACGAACATTTTGACTTCCGTCCAAATCTGCCATATCCAATACTTTAACTTCGTTAGTATCGTTCAACAATCCTGTTCCAAAGAACAAGTTAGACTTCTCAGCAGCTACGATGTAGTTGTTTGCCAATCCATTTGCAACGAATACATTTACTCCGTCAAACATTACGTTTCCAAGAGCTTGGTTAGTTCCTTGTCCTCCGACACCGTTAGCACCTTGTCCTCCTGAAGCGAATCCACCCAAAGCACGAACGTAAGCACGATAAACGTTTTGAGCAACGTACAAGTTCAAGTCTTCAGCTCCGTACAATGCAGCAGGGATAGCATCAACTACTTTTCCAAGTTCGTCGATTACGTTTGCAGCAGTAATAGTTGTTCCAACTACGTCTACTACGTCAGAATCAGCAGTTGCCAAAGCAACGATTCCGTCAAATTCTCCTTCGTTTGCATCAGCACCACCCCAAATGTTTTGCTCGATTTTTTGAGCTACTTTTTCTTGTGCGTGAGAAATCAAGAAGTCTGCGAAAGAAGCAGGAAGGTTATCGAATGCAGAGTATCCCATTTGGATAGCATCCCAGTCGCTTCTGAAATCAGCCTTACACAATTCAAGGTTTACTTGGAAAGTCTTTGGCTCGATGATTCTTTCAGTCAAAGTGATTGTAGAAGTGTCAGCAAAGTCGCAAGTACCGTCTTTTACGATTCCGTCAGTAGCAACTTTCTTGATTACTTCTTTGAATTTTACATTAGGTTTAACAGTGATTCCACCGTTGTCGATTGTTACTCCACTCAAAAGAGCTGCTGAGATATAATCTCCTGCAAACTCTCCAGCATAAGTAGTAGTGATTGATGTTGTTGTAGCCATTTTTTAAATATTTAGTTTAAGTTAATTTATTATTTACGATTCATTTTAGATAGAACTCTATCCATAGTACTGCCTCTTCTCTTTTGACTAAACAATACTTTTTTCTCAGTTGATAATTCAGCTTCAGGGCTATGAGATAAAGGCTCTGTTGCAGGTGCTTTAGATAAGTCCTCGATTTGAGCAGACATTTCTAATTTCTCTTTTTCGTAGCCGTTAGAAACTTCGATGAACATTGCTTTGATGTCAGCGATAGCATTTTCAAACTCTTCTCTTGAAACATACATCTCTTCGTCAAGCTCTTCTTCAACGATCTCTTCTACTACTTCTTCTACGATTTCTTCTCCGTCTTCTTCTTCAGCTAATACCACCTCTTCTTCTGTTACTTCAGTTGATGCTGCCTCGACAACTTCTTCTTCTTTAACTTCTGTTTCAGTAACTTCTTCAGATAGTTCAACTACCTCTTCTTTTACTTCTTCAGGTTTACCGATAGAGGATAGCTTTTGCATAATGTCAGAAAGGACAGATGTTGCTTTTTTGCTTTCCATAAGTAATAATTATTAGATTTATAAATAAGTAATATTGATTTTCTTTAGTGTTAGATTTTCATCTATATCTTTCCGATACCTTGCGCTCCGACAGATCCATCACAACACTTTCTTGAGTAGGTTTTGCCATTTTTACATAGGCATCCTCTTTTACCATCTCTTGGAGATGCATCGCTTGGTATAAAGTTCTTACTTCTTCTATTATTGTTCTGATTCATAGTTAGGATTTTAATTCGTTCAACTTATCTTGTATCAATGTGCCTAAATTATCAAGTACAAATTGTGCCTCTTCTTCTGATAGCTCTGACATATTTTCCTCTCTTGAGATTCTTGTTTTTGCCCAACTCAAAGCTGATTTACCACCCCAAGCATCGTACATTAGTTTACCACAACCGTCTTCGTAGGACTTACTTGAATCCAAATCAGGTGCGTGTCTGCTTAGATAGGAGTACATACGTTTTATAGTCTTTAAACTGATTGCCTCTCCATTCGCTAATTGATTGGCACGTTGTTTACCAACTCCTGTTCCACAAGAACCCCAACCATTCTCCTCAGCCCATTTTAAGGCTCTCTTAGCGTTGTTCTTTACGCTTTCAGGATAATCACTAAAGCTTTTCAATTCAACCTCCTCAGAAACGCTTAAACTGATTGCCTCAGAGAAATAGCCTTCAATACTAAACCCTTTTACCGCACCTGTTTTTACGTAATCTTGCCAAACATCTTCGTTGTTTACTTTCATAGATACCATCCACGTTCCAACAGGCATTTCTAAGCCATATTTACGTGATTTGTCGTGGACTTCATCTTCTACTATCCAGGATTCAACTACTGACAATCCACTTAGCTCTGCTTGATGCTCTAAGGTAGATTTGTTTTGGTTTCCTTCGATTAAGAATAATTCAGAAGCCTTTTTGACTGTCGCCTCTGAGAAATAGATATAATACCCTTCTTCTTCCTCGCTATCTTGACGATAGATGTTCTTATTAGGAATCAAAGCAGCACCCATAAGGATTCTCTTGTCTGTATCTACGTCAGCAAGTTGCACCTTGTCTTGTTTAGACAATGCTATAAAATCTTCCTGTATCGCAGGTTTGTCTACTATCGAGATAGCTTCTATACCTGAGAACTCTTGCTCTTCGTCAATGATTAATTCAATTACTCTCATATTATTTTATTTTAAATTATAAACTTGCGGATTCTATTATATTTCTATCTAATTCTTGTGCGGTAGATACGTCTGAAGCTACTACGTATGTTCTTACAGGTCTGTTTTCTTGCCCTGCAATAGCATCTGATAATTGATTTACACCACTACTACCTACTATATTAAAGGCAGGTGCTTGAGGTGCTGCTCCACCAATACCTCCGCCACCACCTGTATCTCCACCGACAGAAGGTGCTGATATTGCAGAAGGCACAAACTTTTGTTTGGCAATCATTGCTACTTTAGCTAAACCAAACGCAGATGCCTTTGCTCCTGCAAGGATAGCTCTAAATGGAGATGTTGGGTCTGCCGTTAATTGTGATTTGTATGCCTTTACCGCACTCTCGAATGTATTTATCAAGGTCGTAGATATAGACAATGCCTTATCTATTTTGAATTGCTTTTCTGCTAATTTGTTTTTCTTCTTAGCCAAAATCATATCATTTGCAGCTATTTTAGCCTGTATCTTTTTTCTTTCGTCAGCAGATAAGTTTTCGTTAGCAAGTCTTTCTTTGAGTTGATTATTTAGTTTAGCAGTCTTAGCTTCTTCAGCTTGTATCTCTGAATCAATAAACCCTTGTGCTAATCCACCTATTTGTTCGGCTTGAATCTGAGCATCCTTTAGTTTTTCTGCGTGTTCCAAGAACAAGTCAGCTTTCTTCTCTAATTTACTCCTGTAATCTACAAGTTCGACCTCATCCATTTTTTTAGCGGTCGTAGCTAATTTCATTTGATTTTTAACTTGATTAGCAAACCAGTTGTTGGCAAGTTTAGCTCTCCAAGAGAAATTTGTTTCAATCGCTTCTACTCTTTTTCTATCTTGTTTTATTTCTTCCTCTGCTTCTTTCCCTATTCCAAGTTCTTTACGTAGTTTAGCAGATTTTTGTTGTAATACTAACACCTTTTCAGTAAGTTCTACTTTTTTTTCTTGTAGCTCTTTATCCTCCTCTGCCGTTTCTATTATTTCTTCTGCCAATAGTCCTTCATAGTATAAACGCCTGGCTTGTTGTTTATTTATAGCACTTTGACGAGATGACTCACTAAAATAAGTGTCTTCTCTTATCTTCTTTTCTTTCTCTAAGGTTTTGTTTATTATACCTTGTATTCTATCAAGGTTTTCTTGGTTATCTTGTAAATCTTCAGAAGTATTCTTTATTTCTTCATTTATTTTTTCTACATTCTTTCTTATTAGCTCCTCTTTTTTAAGTAATTCTAAGTACTTCTTAATTGTTTCGTTAGTATTACCTCTTTCTTTTCCATCTTCAACAAGCAAGTTGTAAAGCTCCTTGTTATCCTTCTTTAATGATTCTAATATAGACTTTCTCTCTTCTAAGGTTGTATTGTCGTCTAACAATTTCTTGGAAACTGTACTTAATAAAGCCTGTTGAGAAGTAAGACTTTCTACAAAATCATCTCCTGCTGATGTTACTTTCTTATACCATTTCTCAATCATAGGTAAGAAGGATATAAACAACTGAATAGCGATAAGAACACCTCCTGCCCCCATCAATGATTTACCTAATTCTTTAAAAGAAGCTACGAATCCACCTTGTGTGTCTGCGTGTTGTGCCATAAGAGTAGCTAACTGACCTAAGTTGTTAGACATACCCTGCATTCCATATTGAGCATCAGATGCAGCTCTACCTGCTTCAGTAAGAATAGCGTTGTTAAGACCTGTTTGAGTTTTACCCTGTTTAGTAGCCTTCGTGAGCTTCATAGTTTCCAAAGCAAGTGCCTTAGCCTCTCCTTTAGCTATATTCGTCTTTACCGACCTCTCAGCCTCAGCTCTACCTGCTTCACTTGCCCAGTATGCTTCGTCTTTCTCAGCAGCAACCAATCTCTGTGTTGCATCAGTGGTTTCTTTGACTTGAGAAGTGGTTTGTTGTAAACCTGTCTTTACTCCCTTATCCTTTAACTCAACACTAATTATTATCTTCTCACTTTGTGCCATATCCTAATCTTTTACCTTGTTTGAATGCTTCCTTGATACTATCCTTTAATTCGTATTTGCCTTTTGCGATTTCTATGGTTTCCGTTCCACCATAAAAGTCATCTGAGTTTAGTAATTCTATTATATCTTTTATCATTATACTTCGTTTAGTAGTTCCATATCACTCTCTCCTGTTTGAAGGTTGGTTGTAATACTGTTAATTCTATACCTTTTGCCGTTATCTATAATTACATAAGACAATATATTTTCTTTTATCAGAATTTCAATAGGCAAAAAACACTTCTTTTTCACTAATCTTTTATTTTTCTGAAACACACTCTGTATATAACTTTTGTAGTACGTTTCAAAAAGACTACTTAATAACTGCCCTCCGTAATACTCGCTTTTTTCAGCAGAGAAATGAATACTCTGTGAAGATAAGTTATATATGTTTTGAGAATTAGATGGCACAAAATAAGAATCAATAGAACTATGCGTAGTTTCATTATCTCTAAATGATATATCTGTTATATCTCCAGGGTCGCCACTAACAAACTGACTAAAAAATATTAGAGGCTTACCTTTTATTGGGTTTAGATTATTATCAACCATTAATCCGTAAATTGGGTCTAATTGCCCTCCTGTTGTTTGGTCTATGAGCCTCTCATACATTAAATGTTCAAAAGGTATTTTTACTTTGTAATCTTTACCGACCCATCGTAAGTCAGAATCTCCTTTGTATTCTTCTTGTCCAAAGTACCTACCCTCAAGCTGCTTGTATTTATCTGCTAAAATAGTTTGATTTCCTTCATAATAAAAATCAACATTCTTAAAAGGTAGTGCTAAATCTGACTTTGATGAGCTTGTATCAACATACTTAGTTATATCAATAGTATCATCTATATAGTAATCATCTAATGGTTGTACGTTTATACTTCCATTGGATTCAACATAAGCAGTCAAGTTAAACATCTTGAATAATGATGTAAGAAAATCTATAACCTTAATTTCAGGAACTTGTTGAGTTATAGTGAACTCAGCAGTAGCAAGTATTGTTACGCTTCCTGTTGTATCGTTATCTCTTGATATACCAGTAAACAATGTATCTCCTATGTTATAAGTCCAACTCCAATATACATCAGAAAACGTCATAGTGTCTTTTGATCTTAATTCCATAGTTATAAATCCATCTGACCTAATTATAGGTGCGTCTTGCCAATCAGAATCAAAGCTACCTGTTATACTTGTTTCTTTGTAATGTTCAACCCCATCTTTGTATATTATCACATCATAAGGAATACCAACATCAGATGGTTGTGGGGTAATTGACAACTTATAAGCATATCCATCAACAAACTTTGTGTTTGTATCAATGTTTCTTGCATCTACACCTGTCGCAGTACCCTCTAAAATCATAGGCACTCCACCTGAAGTAAATGATAGTATGTTACTGTCAAGCTCCCAATTATCTACATATTTAGAATACACATCTCCTTCTATACCTGTTTCAAAAGAACCACTTTTTCTTTGTAGCCACATATATAAGTTGTCAAGCAATGTATTAGAACTCTCGAAAAAACCTCCTGAGAAGTTTATAGAGTATTTTTGCTCTATCGCTCTTAATATGGCATATATACGAATAGCGTATTTTAAATCACTCCAAAGAACTCCGTGTCTATGAGCATTACCCGAGGCATCGTGATACCATAAATTTCCATCAGAATAAGTATTAGCATTACTTTTATAGTATAATTGTTTTGTGTGGGTTATTAATGGAGCAATTATTGGATTTGTATATGTTTCACTACCAACAGTTACATTATTGTTAGAAGTCAAATGGCTCTTTATCTCCGTAGTTGAGTATTCAAGAGAGAAATTATTTAGGTATGTTAAAGAATCTAATTTATCATCTCCTAATTGGTCTTTCAAGCTAACTAAATTCCCTAAAAACGTAACTCTATAAGAGTGTGCTTTGTTCTCCTTTAAATCAACACCTTCGAGCCTTATCTTGCCTGTTTGAAAGTCTACTCCGTTTAGCTTTATTAAACCATCTGTTTTTAGCCTTGCATCAAACCCTCCTTCAATATCAAAATTGTAATAGTGCTTGAATAATTTATTAGTGTCTTTGGAAGCAGGAACTGTAAACGTTTTAGTGAAGTCAGTAAATACTTTTGATATATCCTTTATATTCTGAATAGATTGCGTTAGAGATATAGTTTCATCTTTAAACAAATCTATCCTTTGATAAACTCCACTTGTATCTTTTATAAATAATTGTACCTGCTGCATCTATCGAATGTTATTTATTTTATTATTGGCAAACTCTACATCAATAGTGTAGTTGATTAACTTGTCGTTCACGCTTGTCTTATAGTTTAAGCTACTTGACATTACATTAATTGGCAAAGTGTCGCCATCATAATTTATCCATACTTCTTCGGATAAGGTTAGTTGCCTAAAAACATCATTATATGATTCAGGGTAGAATCCTGTGTTTAATTGCAATCTTTCCATACCAGTCTTATTGAATACTGTTTTTTGCCTTGAATTTATAGAGTAAGTGCCATCAGTAACTATATTTGCTTTGTATGATTCTTGTTGTGTATTAAGTGATAGGTTTGACCTCTTAAAGAACCACAAGTCTTGCAGTGCACCGAATTTATTTACAAATGTAACTTTATAAGGATTATACTTGCATTCTTCGACTTCTTCTATCTTTATAACCTCAATCACACCTCCTTTGTCTATGTATATAGAATCTGCATCAAATTCTTGATAAACATCACTTGCGATGTTCTTGACACAGTTAAAAGCCTCAACTGTCGTGTCTTCAATAGCATCTACTCTTTTCTTGAATACATCAGCATCTAAAGACGAGTTTTGTACATATTGAACTTGGTCTGCACTATTTGTACTATAAACCAAGTCTTTGGTAAATATAATTTCTCCACCTTTAAGATAACTTACTGTTGTATCTTCAGTAACGTGAATTGGAATGTTTATATTGGCAAAGTCGTTAGTAAATATAGTGGTGTTGGATTGAAGTGCCGATTGTAAGTTTTGTGGATTTGCTCCATCCTCGAAATATCCGTAACCATCGAATACAGAAAGTGTTTCAACATCCGTAGTAGTTGGAGCGTCATTTTCATATACTCTAAAAATAGTATAGTTAAACCACTTTACCGAACCTGTATAATCTCCATCAAAACTATTTTCGATATAATCTCTAACCAAATCAGACACTTCAAAAGTAACAGAACCATCTACGGCAGTAGAGCTTATTAAGTATTGAGCATCAGACATAGAAGTACTTGAACTTCCTGAGTATATTTTAATACTCAAGTTAGCACTTACTAAAGAACTACTGTTAGTGCCACCTGTTGAATTGTCTGTTATGAAATACGGACTTCTTACATTTATTTTACTCATTACTTCTTTTTTATTAATTCAAATTTACCATTCACTTCTTTGTAGCCTATGTTTGTCAAGAACTGTTCTACGCTATCTGCTATATCGTGTACTATTGCTACTCCCATTCCGTCAAGATGCTTCATACTATCTTGTACTGCCTGTGTTAAGAATGGTACAGGTGCGATTCCGTGAATCTTTTGAGATTTCTGCATTCTTCCTGCTACTGCACTTATAGATTCTTCTGTTCTCTTTAGTATCTTGCCTTTTTTATTTCTAAGAGTAACTGGCTTTGCTTTTATCCAACTAATCAACTTAGCTCTCGAAGGAGCTTTGCTTTTAGGTGTGCCTTTATTTATGTCTAAGGCATAATCATTACCTTCTATCCCATAAGCCAACAATGCATTCTCTATGTTTGTTTTCTGTACTTGTATAGATTCTCTAAGGCTACCTGATGATTCCAATGGGGAATTGTAAGTTCTCCCTGAAGGATAAGTCCTTGTTCTATTTCTGCCTATTTCAATCTTGGTTAATGTTTCCAATCTCTCCATATAAGCCTTTAGAAAAGCCTCTGTGTTCTTTAATTTTATGTCAGTTAGACCTTGTGCCATATCTTATAGACAACCCTCTCCGTTAGCATTAATATCCATTATTGAATTGTTAGGCACTTCCAATGTAATGTCCATTTCCCAACCTGATAACAAGTTCTCGAATCTTTCTTCTACAAGCGATGCAGTAAGATCTCCATCTACAATAAAGTCTGCCTGGAATAAACCTCCACGACGTAGCGATGATTGTAATCCATTTAAAACCATCAACTGAGTGTTGAGTACGTCTTGCTTATTATTGCTGCCGTAAAAAGGCTCTACCTGCTCTTTATCGTTCTCTTTGGTTTCCTCTACGATGTCAAGTGCCATAACATTAACTGTAAATGTCATTACGTGGTCTGAGAAAGATACATCTCGTACTGTCAGGTGGGAAAGTGGGAATATTGTCTGCTTGTTTAAATCAACTTCCAATAGGTCGCCAAATGTAACTGTCGATACAGAATTATTGCCTTCTAAATAGGTCTTGATTGAATTGATTACGTCGTAGAAACTTGTCATTACTTAAAATTATTTTTTATTAGTTTTGCCTCTAATTCGTTCTTCTCTTTCTCGAACGATAGGAATATCATTGCTTGGTGTGCAGGAATATTAGTTGCTTTGTCAAAATTGAGAACTTCTCCTCCTGCAAGTCTATAAACTGATTGATACCATCCCCATTTGCTTCCAAAGTTTGACGCTGCTGAATAGTCAGCTTGCTCTTGTCCACCTTGTCCAAAGACCTCAGGATATGATTCGATAAATCTTTCCCTAAACGATAAAAAAAAACCATAGCACCGAGTGCAGCATTTAGTGGCATATACTTTAGTGCTTCGGAGTATTCTTGACTCCCACTATATTCTTCTATCTGATACTTGTCTTTGTGTTTCTTTGTTACTGGGCGATATAATACCGACATCGCTTTGTGCATCTGTTTCCAATCGGATATGCTTGACTCTACGTCTATGTATTCTCCAATAGAAATCTTATCTAAGTTCGGCACAAACCCAAACTCTATACCATCTAATTCAAAGTGCCTGATTAAAGGGGTTTCTTCTGCGAACGCATTTCCAATAATCTCTGTTATCTTGTTGAAATCTTGTTTGCGTATCGAGGATACTTCCTTTAGCGACACTTGACAAAATATCTCTACTAACTTTAGATTCAAGAACTCTGTTGCTTCCTGGTCTTTGTTAGTTTCCACAACACCCATATACTTTTGATATTGCCAAAGCTCAATAGATTCGAGATTGGATGGAACTGATAATTCTACTTTAACCATAAATTGAATATTTCTACTCAAGTAATAGAAAAATGATGAAGTGTACCTCGTATATCTCCAACTGTCTTTTTGTCACTTACTATAATATAATATATTATGATACATTACATATTATGATACATAGTGTAGTATATCATAATACATAGTGTTATATATCATAGTAAGTATTCTACGTGATACACTAAAATAAATATACAGTATATTGTTTAAGTATATATCGTGATATATAGAGCGATGAGATTATTTTAAGTACCCTATTGAATTGAAGAACCATTTACCCACCCTATTAGATTGTCAGTTGGAGATTGACTTGTGTAGAGAGTGGAGGTGAATAGACTGTCACGCATCGTATCCCGTGAGAGTCCACCCCTGACACCCCTCCTAAGCCATAGTAAGGCTATTTTAAGCTACTTTCACCCTCCAGGTGGTATGTTGGTATAGATTGAAAAAAAGAATCTCTTAGAACGGCTTATTTGAGGTCATTCCTTTACTTGGCAAATATCGTTTCTAACGGCTCGAAATTGTCCAGGTGGTATATTGGTGTCAGATCTGCTCAAAAGGCTCTTAAAACGGCTAAAAAGTTGCTTAAACGGCTTATTTGGGTGCAAAAGGAAGCGCACCCCCTTTCACCCCCTTAATTAATCATAAAAATTTGACAATCAACAAGCCCCGTAAATTAATAACACAAAAAAACCCCCCAATTGGGAGGCTTAATTTTAATAGATAAGGGTTAAAGATTAATTCAATACTCTTCGCAACGTGGGTCAATTGATTCTAAAATTTCATCCAATTGCTTTTTTAGTCCGTCCAATGTGTCGACTGGTTTTTGTCCGTATGCCTTAATTAGGCTTTTTAATGCTTCCATAAATTAACTTATATAAATATTACAAAGTTAGTTTTATCCTTTTTTGCATCACCTTTGGCAATAAGTCCTAAAATAACATCTTTATGCTTTACCATCTCTAAATCGCTTTTATCACCGTCAATAACTTTTTTGCCCATCCAAACTTTTGGCAGCTTATTAAATACTACAGCTGTATTTATGCCCTCGTTAAAAGCTATTTTAGTTTCTACGGGATTATTTTCTTTACGCGAAAATGTAACTGTATAAAGCGGATGGTTTTTATATCTTATCGCACGTTGAATATTTGGTGTATAGTCATAGTATATTGCAACATCCTTTGTATCTAAAATATCAAAATTTGCATGCTTTTTAAGTAGGTAGACAAAATCTAAATCGGACGTGCCGTTTAGCCTAAACGCAATTTTTTCACCTTTGCGTCTTGCGGTTTTTACTTTTGTATTTATTTCTTTTGCTAGGTGATTGAGAAACTCTTTTTTATACTCTACAAAATAATTGGCTTTTTCTGTACGTGAGTTTTGTACATTGGTAAATTTACCGCGCCCCGCCGAAAATAAGCAAGCCTTAATACATCCAATTGATGCATGAGAACAAAGAGTTATCCCTTTGCTGTTTTGATTGTGTGGGGCTAAGTAAAGTATAAAAGTTTTTATATCGTTTTTTGCCGTTTTGGTATTAGTAGTTCCGTTGCTTAATAGTTTTTTTGATTGATATTTTTGTAGTTCCATAGTGGTAAAATTTAGATAGTTTTGATTAGGATAAAAGCAGTTAATAAAATAAAGAACAAAGCAAGGTAAACACCCTCTTTTGTTTTCGGCTCTGGTTGCAGTTCTTTTGTATTAAAAACGTGTACACGTCCGTTTTTGTCAATTTTACACGTCAAGCCCGTTTTAAGTTCGATTGTCTTAGGTTTTTGTAGTTCTTTCATTTTGTTAGTTTTTAGAATTTTGTTCTGTATGTTTTTACGAATTGCGGCTCTGTTTTCGGCTACGTGTTTATCGGTTACATTCATAGTATTATATATTTTAGTTAGTAATGTTTTGACAAAGATACACTTTTTTTACAATGTGCCAAATTTTTTTTCGCAATGTATTGAAACCCACCACCATACAAACCGCCACCACCCACCACCAAAACGAGCCTACCCCCTATTGAATTGTTTACCCCCTATTGAATTGCTACCCCGTATTGAATTGTTTACCCCCTTTTGGATTGTCAAACTATTTCTTCCTGGAGAACCGATCTGCCTGGAGAACTTTTGCCAACAAAAAAAAAGGAGCAACAAATTAATGTTACCCCCTTTTGAATTGCGTACCCCCTATTAGATTGCTACCCTAAAAACCATCTTTCGCAAATCTAGGCACTCTCGAGCCGTTACAACGTGCGTCAGGAAATTGTGATGGCTTTCTATACTTGCCTTCATTATATTTCCTCTCAGCTTCTATTTCGCCCCTTGTTCGCTCTATTGGGAATCCGGTTACTGCATTGGTATGGTAATTCCAAAAATCTCTTGGGAAATTACCTCTTTGTGTTTGTTCGGGTGTTAGTGTTTTTAGATCTGCCCATTTTTTATTGTATGACATATTATGTTAGTTTTTTTAGTTCGATTAATTGCTTTAATAATTGTAACCTGGAATCTATGAGTTTGGATTCGTAGTACTCTACTTTTGCCCTTGACTCTTTTATAAGTTGATTGAGTTCTGTCACTCTAATTTCTCCTTCCATCTTAGTTTATTTCGGGTAGTCCCCAATCGTTTATAGTTATTTCTAAATCTAAAGGCACTCCGCAGTCTTCTGCTTCGCATCTAAAATTATCTTTGGGATTGTTATGCCCACACATATTACATTTGTTTTTAGCCATCTTATTTGTATTTACTGTGGTTAATTAGTCTGCCACTTGACAAAATGTGTCCGGCTTCTTCTCTACTGATCTGATGATGCTCTGCGAAAACATCAATAGTCAAATAGTTATTAAAGTATTCAATATACATTAGTTCTTGTTGTTCGTCTGTGTATTCCATTATTTTATGTTTTTTAGATCAAGATTAATAGTTTCTGCGATGTCATCAAAGTCTACCAACTCCATCATCATCTTTGCATATTCTTCTACCCTATGGCTTCCGTTTTTAATTTCATAGCCTAAAAATAAATTCTGTAATGCAATCTTTCTAACGTCTTCAGCACTTACCTTATCATCGAAATCAATCATACTCAAAGTGTCATCAAACACCTTGAAAGTAAAATAATTTGCCCATCCTCTAAATCTTTCTGTTGTAATGTTTTCCATCTTAATTGTTTTTAGTTATTTCTTGTCGTTCTAGGGCTAACTTGACTATCTCGTCAAACAAGCCAAAATTCATAAAATCTTTGTTACTGTTCATAAGCTTCAGCACCTCGTTAAATGCTTGATGTCTTTGTAATGATTCGTTCATTGTCATAATATTTGTTTTTAGTTATTTTCTTTGTAATCGTTTTCGTATGCAAATTCGTGTATTTCTTCCTTTACCATATCGGTAATTAGTTCTCCGTGTAATACTGCCTCTAAGCAATGCTGAGCTTCTTGAAAGCTAACATCGTAGTTATCTGTAACATCGCCAACAGTCCACCAGGAAACGTGGTAGCCTACGCTTTGTAATAGGTCTTTGGCTTTTTGTACTTGTTCTGCTTTTGTCATATCGTTTGTTTTATTTGTTAAACTTGGTGTAAATCTACAACATTTATTTCTAACTGGCAAATTCTATCTTATTTTTATTGCAAATTAATTCGATAACTGTATCTACGTTCACAGTTCGGTATCCTTTATTAGCTACATCAAAAACAATGATATAGTTGAAAGTCTTTGGGTCATATCCAAGCGATCCTCCTTTAAGATGTTTTTTTACTCCAAGCCTTCCGTTGAGTTCTCTAAGCATTCCGTTCTTCTTGATAAACTTAATAGTAAAGAATTTTCCAGTACTAATTGCCTTGATAATTTGTTCTCTTTTGTTTGTCATAATATTTAGTTTTTATTTGTTAAAGTAATTAGTAACTCTTTTGCTGATTTTAAAGTATCCGCCTTCCTTGTGTTCCAATGCAGTATTGTTTTCCGACAAGAAAAAACCTTTACTGATTAAGTCTAACGCCTTCTGAATATCAGAAGTAATATCTTGCTTATAGATATTTTGCATTGTTCCTTTTTTTGTTCTTGGATTTTTCATATAGTTTGCTTTAATGTTTAAACTTGAAGCAAATGTACAACTATTTTTCAAACTACCAAAACTTTTTTCACTTTTTTACTTGACAAGACCTACAAAAGTCTTTTTGTTTGTGATGTGGCACGATGACACCTCCTGGATTCCAGGACTGACAAAGAGCTAAAATCAAAAAACCCCAACGAGAAATCGGAGGGGTATTGAATTGAAAGGGGGGGTATTGAATTGAAAGGGTATTGAATTGTCAAACTACCCTATTGAATTGTCAAACTAATTGACGATGTACATCCCTTTAGGAACTGACCTCATCAGCAGATACTCACAAGCATAACGCAAGGCATCTATTCCGTGATTCCAATCATCACGAGGCACAGAGCCTCTCATCTTCCAAGAGTAGTTATTAAACTCTTTTATCAGGTCTATTGAATTGCTATCTATAACAATGTGATAGTCTTGCATCATCGCAATACCCGTCAAGATACTACCTTTCTTCTTGATTGTAGGGGTAACGTTAAGTCCTTTCATCTTAAATTCTGACAATAGTCTTGGCTCTGAGTTATCACACACAATAAGATTCTTACCTGCGTACCTCCTATTAGATTCATAGAGCTGAGATGTAGCCATTCCTGGTTTGTAGAAGTGGAGCTTTGCCCACACTTTCTTTAGTTTTTTATCTACTGCAACCTCGACCAATACAGATGGGTCTACCGAAAATCCAAAGTCTTGTCCAAAGATGGTGTCCATATCTTTAGGGAAATCTCCTATCGACCAATCAGTAAACACAACACCTTCTGCTCTGTCCAGCCAGCCTCCCATTATCTGATGGCGAAACTTCTCTGGTCTATGCTTCTTCATATCCTCTAAACCTAACACAAACGATTCTGATAGGTTGTCAATATTATCAAGGTATGTTGTATGGATATAATTCACGTTCTCCTTATCTCCGTTATGTCCATCAGGTACACCTCTATTCTGAAAGAACCTTTGGTATATCCAATGCTCTTTTGTCGTAGGGTTTAAGATTACGATACATCTATTCTTTACACCTTTTGCTCTAACAGAAAAGTCAATCTTATCGAATACTTCTTCGTCTGTAAGTTCTTCTGCCTCATCAACAACAAACGTTGTAACAGCATTAATAGACTTTAGCTTTGCCGTTTGGTCGCCACTTGATGTCTTGACCCCACTAAAGATAATAGAGCTTCCTGTGAGCTTGTTTGTGATCTCTGCCTTAGTAACCTCGAAGTGTTCTGCAACACCCATCAAATCTATCTTCTCCAAGAACTCAGGAATAATAGACATCGAGGCTGAGGTCATAGTGTAACGAGTAAAGAGAATCTTATGCCCTTTCTCATAGGTTAGGTGGAGTAGGAATACGTTTATCCCAAACGACTTTCCCGAACCACGACCTCCAGTTACAACGTGGTATCTTGCATCGCTATTGTATAACGACTTGTATTTCTTATTCAGTTGTACTTGGCTCATCTTTATCTTCTTCAGGGGTTATATCTATTGTTCTTTCTTCAAGGAAGTTTACTATTGGAATGTTTATATCAGTCTTAACATTGACCTCCTTCTGCTCTTTAGGTTTACCATACGTAAACTCTAATAGCATCTTCATATGGGGGAAGCTCTCCTTAGCTTGTTTCGCTACCTCAAGCCACATCTTCTCCTCGCTACCATAGGCTTTTTTTATGGCACTAACTGCAAAGTTCCGTAGCTTCTTCTCAGTTATCTTAGGAGGTCTACCTGCTCTACCTTTAGTTGAATGACCACCATTGTTCTTGCGACCATCAACCTTCTTTACTGGTTTGTTCTCGTCTTTATTCTCCATCATCAATAATCTTTGACGTTGTCAATATCAACTGAACGAATCCAATATACAATACGTAATCAACAACGTAATGCCTTTCGCTATCTTGTTCTTTTCTTCCAATATACTCGTAGGTTCTTAGTCCTAATAGCATTCCGTTAAACACTCCTAAACTTAAATACCAATCTTTTCCTTCCATAATTATTCTTCGTTTTCTAATGAGATTAAAATAAACTTTACTGTTACCAATACTCCAAACACTACTATTAGTACTGCCGCTAAAATATCACAATTCATAATTTACGTTTTAATGTTGCTACAAATAATCTTAAATCGGCAACTGGTATCTTATGCCTTGCTCTAAATCCTTCTACAAAGTTTGCATACGAACAACCCTTCTCTGAGTACGTATCTTGCTCTGTTAACTTTATTCCTGTTATTGCACAATATTCTCTTTTGCTCATAATTATATTTTTTTCATTGTTTTACTATTTATTTAAGCACTAAAACATTTTTATCTGTGTTTGTGGTTTATAACTTGCATCGTATCTTTTATTATTTCCTTTTGGGTATTCATACACAATCATTTTTAAGTCTGCTTTCATTTTCTTAACATCTGTTTTACTACCATTAAAGTATAAGTATCTGTGTGTCGGTTTCATTAGTATTTTGTCTACTACCTTTCCTTTGTTATCAATTCCACGTCTAATATCAAACGTACTACCATCTTCAAAAACGTATTTATGTTTTGGCGTACTTACACCTGTATAAATCCAATTTGTCGCTTGGTAAATGTAACCATTATGTCCTTGATTTTGGTCAGCATAAGAAACTATACAGTTTGGTTTAGGTAGCATCTTTAAGCATTTAGAAACGAAATAAGATAGTGTATTTTTTGGAAGTCCATCGTTTACGACTAATCTATTTAATTCAAGTGTCAAACATTCATATTCGTTAAACACACATTTTCCATTATTATAATTATAGTTTGGAGGAAATCCAAAAGTACAAACACCATTTAAAACATCATTAATATATAATCCAAAAGCGTAAGATATACTACACATTCTTTTTGCGTAGTGCTTATTTAAAAACCAATCCTTACATTCATAATTCTGTATGCTTTTTACTTCCATAGTTCTATGTTTTTCATTGTTCCTGTTGTTAGTAATCTGTATTTTCTTTTCAAGGACTCAACATACAAAGTTGCATCCATTAATTCTTCTTGGAGATGTTGTAGCCAGTCTAAGGCACTTAAATCTTCTCTCTCCATTGTCTGTCCGTATTTTTCTATTCCTACCTTAGAACGCTCCTTATAAGCCTCTATAACTGTCTGTACTATCTTGTCTTCCATACTACTTTCTATTTTCGTAAAAGTGGTTATACAATTCCCAAATCTTCTCTTGGGTTTTCTTTGCGTTGTATCTCTTGTCGCTTCTTGTTATATCTCCATTGTAATCTATTTCTATCTCGAATACAGTCTTGGTAACTACAACAGGATATATCTTTATGTCGTTAGCTATACAGTATTGTTGTGCCTTATGATTATAGTCTATCATCTATTTCGTCAAAGATAGTTATCTGTTTATCCTTTGGCTTGTTCATAAGCCTTTCAAGTACCTCGTCTAAGAACTCAATCATTGTCCTATGAGATTAAACCTATACCCATCTATAACTTGCTTTAACTCTTGAACCTTTATCTTTAGTATCTTGTTCTCTTGCTCCAGTGTTGGACTATCATCCATCTGCCTTTTGAATTTATCGTAGTAGTTCTTGTACTTGTTCTCGTAGATTGCATCGTAGAAAGTATTGTTTATAGCTCTAAGAACTGTTGCGTGGTTTGTTAGTCCTACGGATTCAGCCAACTCTTGCAACGTCAATTCTGTGTACTCTCTACATAGCTTAAAGTATATCGCTCGTGGGTAGACATACTCTCTCAGTTTGCATTGTTTTTTTATTGTAATGCCAAAATCCAACTCTATCTTCTTCTTAATTTGTAACGGTGTCATTTCCATATTTCTCTATTAATTCGTCTATTGCTAATTTAATTCCTGCACAAGTTAGGTACAGTTCTCTTTCTTCATATAATTGTAATACTTCTTTTATATCGTCTATTGATAATCCCTCGTCGTAGAGCATTAACGAATCTCGATAGCCGTAGAGTATTATTTCCTGTTTCTGCTCATCTCCCATCACACCTCTCCAAATATTGTGAAGTCCTCTACATCTTCTTCCTTGTCTACAAAATATTTCTTGTATTGGTCGATTGCCTTTTCTGTTTCTGCCAATCCTTTGAAGTAGGTTTCTTCTGTTACACTAAATACACCAACGGCTTTTGTTTTCTTATCCACTACCAGGAAGTAGAAGTCATCGTAAGATATGCCGAACAACTCACAGTATATATAAACCTGCATATGGTATCCAAAGTTCTGTACGTTCCATTTGAATCTATCCATATCTCCGGTAGTCTTTATGTCAAGTAGAATGCCTTTCTCTCTCGATAGTAAATCTGCTTTCGCTCTAAACGGAATACCTGAGATCTCTCCAATCACAGGAACTTCTGCATCGCATCCCTCCATAAAAGAAGATACCGAACTATTACCTAAAACGGCATCAGCTATGCCCCTGCAATTATCAAACTCCTTCTGAGTAAATGTGTTTGGATTCTCAGCAAGTGCTGCTTTGAATACTTTGGTAGCTCTCGTAGTAGATTCCACAACATTAACCTCAGACAACTTCTCAGGCTCTAATAACATTGTGTGGATGAGCTTACCCTCTTCTAAGGCTTTAGAACCTTTCTGAACCCCATTCAACATATCTTTGTAGTCTTTAGGGGATTTGTTTAGTAACTTAACAGAACTACTGCTGAGTACATTCTTAGCAAGGTAGCCGTAGTAGAACGAATCATCTATCGCTTTCTCTTGTAAATCTTTGATAAGCCATTCCTTGCCATCAAATGTTGTTACTTTATCGTTCATATTATTGTTTGTTTATCATCTTGATTAAGTTTCTTCCTACTACTTCTACTACATCAACTGTTACTGCATTCCCACACATTTTGTATCTTTGAGCATCACTTACCTCTTTCACTTGTCCATCATAATTACCTATGGATGTATGGTTATCAGGAAACCCTTGAAGCCTTTCGCATTCTATTGGTGTTAATTTTCTAACCTGGTCTAATAAGACTGCTTGTTCGCATTTAGTATCTAATGTCTGAGCAACTCCCTTTCCTACTCTTCCTCTACGAGTTTTAGAATTAGGAACTGAAAAGTTTATACTGTCGCCTTGTGCAGCCTCTTCGTAACCTTTTTTGGTTGCTGATTTTATTTTGACTTTTTGTGCATTGAGTTTACGTTCAATAAGGTAACTTCCGTTCCCTCCTGCATCGTATCTTGTTGTGAGTGTACAGGTGTTTGCTTGTTGTCCTTGTAACTCATTAATCTGCTTACTACTTTCTCGGATAGGAAATACTTCTCCTCCACTTCCTTCTGCAAGATATCCGACAAGGTAGACTCTCTCTCTATTTTGGGGTAGAAACCACTTTGTATTAAGCAGTTGCCATTCAAGTCTATAACCCCCAATGTTGGCAAAGGCTTGGATAATCGCCCAAAAGTCCTCGCCATTGTTTGAGGAGAAAGTTCCTTTAACATTTTCCCAGATAAAAGCACTTGGTCTGCACTCCTTGATGAGTCGAATTGCTTCGTTAATAAGGGAGCTTCTATCTCCTTCCATCCCTTTACGTTTTCCAGCAAGGCTAAAGTCTTGGCAAGGACTTCCGAATGTGATAATGTCAATTTTTGGTAATTGTTCTGCTCGAACATCTGTAACTGATCCGACATAAGTTGCGTTTTTGAATTGATTCTTGTAAACTGCTATTGCGTGTTTATCTACCTCCGAAAAATAAGAATCCACGTTAAAACCTGCTTTTTCAAGTCCTAAGTGGAAGCCTCCAATTCCTGAGAATAAATCAAGTTGATTAATATTCATTGTTGTTTGTTTTTACATTAAAGGGAGCTATTATTAACCCCCTCTATGCAAATATAACAATAAATGTAACAAATGTCAATAACTTTTACGTTAAATTACTGCTTTGGGTCAAAGTTCTTTTTGAATGCCATTTGACAAACAGAATATCTTTGGTCAGCATCTGAGTACTCTTGCCTCATTAACGCATTGCCCATACAACGTCTGACGTAGTCTTTATTGGTTTCGTACTTCTTAACTTTTGGAATTGGCATATTACTTATCTAAATGGTTTAACAATAGATTCCCATCCTTTTTATCTATGGAACGAATCTCTCTATAAATAATACGACTTTTACGTCTTGTTTCTACCTTATCTGCCTTTGTAGAGTCTATACCAAGCTCTGTGTACAATCCTGCATCTAACTCCAGTAGAGCATCTACTTTCTGCCTATCTGTTGCGGGTGCATTTACTATATCGTTAATTCTGTCTAATAATACTTGTTCCATCATATTTATAATTCCATTAATTCGTTTACTACTGTTTTACCACCCATCACTACTGCACATCCAATAGCAGGTTTCTTGCCTCGTTTTGCATAAGCAAAAGCGTATTTGTCAAAGTCAATACCACAACCTACCTGCGTTCCGAATACTCTAAAGTTAGCACCAACGAACCATTGGGTATAGCATTGAGTATGGAGATGCCCTTGAACTGTGTTCATCATATCAGCTCTACATTTAGTGTGGGCAGTACCACCTTCTCCGTGAATGTATTGAGTATTGTCAATCACAACTCTATCTACAAACTTCCAATTAGGCACGTTTAGAACCTCGTTAAAGGACTTTATCCAGGCTTTAGGCACTCCTGCACTAAATGCTTTTCTTGAGATGATTCTATCGTGGTTTCCTACTGTTACGTAAGCATTCGGAAATGCCTTGTACCATCGCTCTAATCTAAATATTGCAATATCTAATTCAGCACCTCCACCGAGACCATCAGGATCAGATTCGTGGAATGAACTGTAATGTGAATCAATAACGTCTCCAATAAATACTACTTGGTTGCAGTTGTACTTTGCGTAAACCTCTTGACAATGGTTTAGGTATTCATCAAGACAAAATGGCTCGTGCAAATCTCCAATGACTAAAACTCTTGTTTCATCTTTGGTAATGTTCTCAAAGGCTTTTAACTTGTTACCTCGTAATCTTGGTCTAAAACTTTTCATAATTATTCTTTGTATTTGTATAGTGTGTTTTTCTTTATCAAATAGGCTCTTTTAGATTTTGTGTCTCCGTTACCTATGAAACTAACTGCTCTTGGTTTGTTGTCGCTTATACACTTATGTATGTTGTCTACAAGAAACCAATTGTAATTATCCCCATCATAAATTACCCAGTACTTAGCTTTTGTAGTTGATAAAGCTGATGCCTTTCCATCGAACTCTATCTCAATAACTATATTTCCTGTGTACTTACTCTTTTGGTCTGACTTGACTTCTACACCAAACCCCTTCTCAGGAACAAATATGTCGTACTCTTTAAAGTAACCTTTTATCTCGTGTGATTTAGGGTACTTTTTTTGTATCATATACAACACCTCTTTCTCGTAAACCTTACCTTTCTTTAGGTCTTCGTGAAAACTGTTGTAGTTCTTTGTTTCAGTATTACTTGTAATCATTGAAGTAAGTAACAAGTTCTTTCATCATTCTCGGTGCAGAGCATTTTTGACACTTGAATTTCTTCTTGAACACTCTGTTGTAGATTACATTCATTTCCTTGAGTTGTTTGCTATTGAGCTTGTTGCTTCCGTTCTCAATCCAATCTGCAATGTACTCATACTCTTCTTCGTTAAGGCATTCAGGTTTGTTGTACTTAAACACTCTGTTTAAACGTTCCTGCCTTTCATCGCATCCACAGTCCTCTCCTGCAATAAACTTAACTGCTTTCTTGATTCCTGTTGCCTCTGTTACTTTAGCGATAGTGTCGCCAAGTCCTTCTGATGCTTTTTCTTGATTAGCCTTCCAATCTTTGTAGGCTTTAGTCCTCTTGTCCTTCGGTTGTTTCATCTTGTTGTTTTGATTTTGATAATTCTTGAACTGCTTTCTCTAATTGCACAACTCTAAGATATACTTGAGTTACTACCTTTTCTAATCGTCTAATCTTCTCGTTCTGAGTGTGGTTCTTTTGTTTCATTTTTCTAAGATACTAATTATTGTTGTATATTTCCCATTCTTTTTTCAATTTCTTCTGAATCTTACCTCTTCCGTTGCTTATCGTATTGAATATAGAACTTAGACTTATAGTAGTGTCAGAAGCTAATTTTCTCATAGAGATACCAGTCTTGAAGTATAGATTGAATATCTTTTTATCGTACCAATGCCAATCCTCCATCATCTTGTCTATCTTACCTCCAATAGATTCTGTTGTGACATTTCCAAACAATTCCTGCTCAAATTCATCAGGCAAACTATTCTCTCTACGTAGAAACTCTTGAAATAGCATCTTGTCATCTTGCTCCTCGCTATGCTTCAGTTCCGAGAAGTATCTCACATCGACTCTCTTTTTTGACCTTCCCGCTTTGTGGAATCCTTGCCAATGGAGATGTTTTAGTGCCGTATAAACATAAAACGTATTTACCTCTTTGTCGTTGTACATAATCCTATCTACATCATCTACTGCATTCTCTACGCAGATATACATCTCTTGAACGATCTCTTGCACATCATCATCAGACAGTCCGAAGGAACTTGCCATTCTAATCCAATCATCGTGCTTCTCTGCAAGGACTTGTAAAACTGTTGGTTTAATCATAACTTGGTTATTTTTGCTACTAATCTTGGGTTATCTCTATCAATTCCCATTGACTTTGAGTTTACTTCTACTACAATAGACAAATCATCTGCCTCAATACAACCTCTCTCAACCATCGCATCCTGAAAGAACTTATCTACAACACTAATCACGTTCATCAAATCTCTCTTTCTTTTGTCAGGGGCATAGTAGTAATAGTCTATGCGAACCTTTCCTTGTATCTTAAATTTAAGTAAAGGGGTTACTTCCTTCTTAAACTTCACTTTCAAACCGTTCGATGTCTGATAGTGCCAGTTACGATAGTTGTTTAATGTAAGCCACTTGACTTTGCCTTTGGTTTGCTTAATAAATATAGGCAAGTCTAATATGACTTCTTGAGGTTGGTTATCCATTGAGTCTTATTTTATCTAATTGTACAAAAGGTGTGTTCCCACTAAAGGAATATCTCGATGACTTAATGTCAAATGATATGTTATCTATGTCTTGAGGGTATCCAACAAGTTTCTGTTTCTTGATCTTCTGTGAACCAAAGATAACCTTTCTGCTTGAAAAGTCAATAGCTCTATCAGGTCGCCACACAAACAATACATTGTCAGCCTTGTCAGCAAATGTACCTCCACCCTTGATTCTGTTTACGTCAGGCTTTGGGTATCTACCATCATCTCCTTTCTGTGGGGTTACTTGGTGTGCTACTAAGTGTATTGATATATTGTTGTCTACTGCAAACCTTTTAAGTTCACTCATAAACCTGGAGATGTATAAGTCCTCACGTTCTCCTCTATTCATCTTATGCTGAACAGTATTGTAAGGGTCAATAATCAAAGCTCTGATACCTTGTGTTTTTATAAGGTACTTAGCCTTTTGGAATATAGTATCTAATGTAAAATTCTTCTTAGGATAGATTACGTTAAAGTGATTCTTAACGAAGTCCATACCTTGCCTGTACTCTCCCTCGCTCATATAGTTATTCTTATAGTAAGGGTCGCAACTCTTGCCAATATACATCTCAATAATGTCATTGAAGAAGTCATTCATAGGCATATTCTCAGGACTAAATACTGCGAACTTCCAACCATCGACACTTGCCTTAATTGTTGCCAACTGATTCAAGAATAAACTCTTTCCCTCGTTTTGGTATCCTGTCCAAATGTTTACCTCTCCTGCTCTCCAAGTCCAGGCTCTGTCTACTTCAGGAATATAAGTAGTTGTACCTCTCTCTTGACCATTGCGATAACCATCCAACATACTATCGGTGATATCATCAACAGTAAAGATTCCGTCTACCTTCGGTGTAGAGGCACTTTTAATGCGTTTCTGAAGACTTTCTACTCCTTCTTGGACTAATACCTCATTCGCATCCTTAAAGGGGCTGAAATCGACTATTCTGCATCTCTCTGCTCCAAACCTTCTAACAAGCTCTTTCTCTAACAATCTTCCGTTCTCATCATTATCTACTGATATGTAGATTGTATGGGGAGTCTTAAAGATGTCAGCAGAAGTGTTAAGACATTCCAGTTTCTTGTCTATGTTCTTGTCTGCTACGTTTGGCGCACCTTGATTGACTGTTGTATGGGATTTGATTCCTGCAACCTCCCAAGACAATGAATCTATCTCTCCTTCGCAAACAACGATAAAGTTTTGGTTTACAACTCTGTCGTAGTTATACATAATAGGTTCTGCCTCCTTAGCCTGGAAGAACTTCTTATCTGCTATGTTTCTTGTCTTGTAATTGATTAAGCTACCTTCTTTGTAGTATGGGAAGATTACGCTTTTACCATCCGAAGATGAATGGATCTTGTTATTGTCGATTACCTCTTGAGTGATTCCTCTGCTCTTTAGGAAATCTATACCCTTGTCGTTTATAGACTTTAGGCTTGTTGATTGTGGAGCTTTGTATTGTTTAGTTTCTTCTATCATTTGTTTGATTGTCTTGCCGTTTGTTATTCTCCCATTCCAACCGCATTTATGGCAGTTATACAATCCTTCGTCTATGTTTATGCTTAGACAATGGTCATTGTAATTAGTCTTGCCTTTCTCTCTGCATTTAGGACACTTTACTTTCTGTTGCCTTGCCGTACCGGACTTGGGTTGAATATCCAAGTTGATAAAGTCGCTTAGTGTTGCCATCTTAATCGTGTAAGTATATTCTTCTTTCCTTTCCGTAGTTGCCGATAGATTGAGTGACTCTTGATATATGACCACCTTCTTCTAATTTATTCAGCATTCGGTATAGTGTTCTGTCGTGAATCCCTAAGGACTCAGATAACATCTCGTTAGTAGCAAAGCAGTAGCCTTTCTTTTTAGCTAACGACTGTATCAATGATAGTAGTGTTACTTCTTTTATATTTAAGTCTTTTACCATAAGTTCTAAGTTTACATTTACAAACCTTGCTTTGTTTTTCATTTGTTTTGTTTTGATAATAGAGGGGATTTTACACCCCTCCGATTACCTTTCTACCATTAACTTAACCTAAAATGGCAAGTCATTCAACTTCTCCTTAGCAGGTGCTTGACCACCTCCATTATTACCACCTTCCTTCGGCTTGTAGTCATCAATCCAAACGGAATGTGTTTTACCATAGTTGTCAGGGTTCTTCAATGCCCCGATCGTTAGCTTGAGATAACGCTCTCCGTTGTACTCAAACCAATTCTCCTTTACTTTTGATTCAGAGATACTGAAATTAACAAGGTCAAAGTTACCTGCTTTCTTACCTCTTCCTACGTACTTTCTTTCTTCTTGACTCATAATTTACTGATTTTAATTGATTACTTATTTATAATTATTCTTAATATGCAGCTCGTCTGCCTTTCTTAAATCCTGCGTTATAGCCTCCTCTATAATTATTCCTTCCGTATTCAGGGAATGGTGCTAATGGTGCGTATGGGCAGTATGTGTACTGTCCTTTGACATCTCTCCATCCTTCGCAATAACCATCTTTAAATCCTTCTCTATATTCTGATGACTGAGCAAATGATGCTACTGCCATAAACATACATAATGTAAAAAATACCTTCTTCATAATTATAGTTTTAATAGTGCCTTAACTTCTGTTCCTAATGAATACTTAGACTCGATAGCTGATATACTACCACCTTCTCGTACAAACTTTAGTGCCTTCTCAAATGCTGGGGTTGCAGCGTTAAGGACAGGCTTTCTAACTTGCTTTGGTGTAGCAGCATCTGTATCCTTATCTGTAACGATTCCTAATAAACTACTCAATGCGTAACGTCTGATGTAAGTGATTGCAGAACCTAATACTTGGTATTCATTCATACCTTTTAACGATACGTTCTCAGGAATAGATGTAACACTCTTGATAGTCTGACCACTCTCTGTGTGGAATAAGATAGTTTCGATTGCACCATCTTGGATAAGTTGCGTAAATCCTAATCCGTTACTTTGTAGAATTGGATTGATAATACTAAAAATTGTTGGTAGGTCAGCATAACTGTAACCATACCCTGAAGTTCCCTTGTGAATTACTGGACATTCTTGTTGGAATGTTGCCAATGCTTTGTAGATGTTTGTGTTTTCTGTTGCCATAGTTTAATAATTAAGATTACTGTTTTTCTTTGTTAATATTCGTACTTGTGATTCTAATTGTAATTTCCTGCCAACCAAATGCTCTATCTCAAGCTCCTGATCTCTTACAAGTTTCCTTAAATCGTCAATCATATCTGACTGCATTTTTAATAAATCTTCGTTCATAATATAGTTTTTAAATGTTTCCTCCTGACAAATATAGTGACTATTGTTGTCATATGCAACATAAAAAGAGAAAAAATGCCAAAAAACTTAATTCCTGGCACTCCTTCAATTAAAACAAACAAACAAAGTAAAAACTTAGTGACTGCAAGATGGTTCAATATCTTGCAATCTTGTTGATATACTACTCATTGTAGTTTGTAGTATATCTGAGTAACAGATGGTGTCCATTACAGACGATAGCCATCTCACAAACTAAAAAACCTTAACTAACACTCGGTTATAGTACAAATATAATAACTTATGTAGAGTATGCCTAATGAAAAGTAAAAAAAACCTACAATATATTGTTTTTATTTTTTTAGGCACAACCATAACACTATATAGTGTCGTGATATTGGATTCCATTAACTCGTGATATGTATGTGTCGTGAAGTAACCCTGTGTAGCAAAGGTACAGTACGAGTAGGCAAAAGTCAATACCTTAAACTATAAATGTATTAACAATGTGAATAACTACTTAGTTACACCCTGCTTCTTTTCCCAAGTACGCATCCCTCCTAAGCCAAGCATACCGAATAGAATAGTGAATAACTCATCCATTTGAAGTGCCGGTAAGTCAGACCATTCAGGATGTGCAAATATGATTAAATCACGTAGTATAAAGTTGTAAAGTAAGGCAACACCAATAACCCAACCGATAAAAGGTCGCCATCCTGCAACGAAGATCGTTCGATGTCCTGCCTCTGTTTCGTTTATCTTAGCTTGTAATTCAACAAGTCTTTCGGCAGTTTCAAGTTGTTTGTTAGGATCAAGTTCTTTTCCCTTGAGAGCTTCACGAATGTCCTTCGCTAAATCTCCAATTCCTTTTGTGCCTGTTCCTAAAAGTTTGCTTATCCAACTCATTTTACTAATAGTATTAAGTATGCCATCATTACGTTTAAATTCACAATGACTAAGTTCCATTGTTTTGCTACCAGTACTTGAGGCAATGACAATAAACCTGCAAGTATATAGACAACCATTCCTGATGATTGTGGTAGAAGGTGTGGTGCAGTAACAAAGAATCCTGTACCCATATAACCTAATCTATTAGCAAGTCTTTCTAAAGGTGTTAAACGTCGCTCCTTGACCAAGCTACGCAACAATGTACTTTTGAATTTATTTACCATCGTGCTTTATGTCCTCTGATATCGTAGTGTGTAAATGTATTGTAGACTCCAATCCCTCCTTGCTTCATCTTGCCTTCTAATATAAGTGCCTTTATAATGTTAGCGACTTGTTCAGGGCTTTTAGATTCAACAACGATGTCTGCTGCTTTAGCGAACAAATGCTGACTGGATTTTGACCCATTAATATTTGCATTATGACGAAGGCTTCTGTACGAAGAATTTATTTTAATAGGCACTCCAACAAAATCTCTAAGCACCTGGAGGTTCTCTGCTAATTCTAAGACATTAGTCAATAATTCAGATGGCATCTCTGTACCATCCTTGCAGTCAAACTCTGATAAGTTAAAGTTCTTTGTTAATCTCATTTATTCTTTTTATTCATTATGTACCACTTTTGAATTGTGTACCCAATAGTAACAAGCATCAACGTAATCTTTAAAATGATGTCAATATTACTCATTGATATTCCAAATGTTCCTATGCTTAGTGCGTACACTTTCAAATCCTGTGTCATCTTATGAAATCTTTAAGTCTTGGTAGCTTAGTCCTAAGAAGCCGTGAATGCCTTCTGTATCAATATCAACAGAATAAGACTTCCATCCGTAAGGATGATCAATCTCTCCATCCTCGTCTGCTTCTAAGTTACTCCAAAGAACATCAACAAGGTAGTCAGTACCGAATACAGTTTCAGAAACCAATTCTCCTTCCTCGTAAACCGCCTCTTGAATAACCTCCAATCCTAATTCAACGACTGTGTGATGATGTGTTGGATATGGGTTTCCTTCTTGGTCTTGTTCTACTCCTAAAGCCTCGATTTTGTCTTGTGCTTGTTCTTTTGAATTGAAGGCATATTTGCCTATGTGTATTGCCATAATTATTTATTAAAAATCTGTTATTGAATCGTAAACTTTGATATGTTTTAGACCTCCTTGAAATATTCTATTACTTGAATTGTTGTAATAATTTAAAGATATATTTGTTAATGAGGCACTAAAAGTAAAATTAAGACCTTTAAAAGTAGTGTCTGTATCAACTAATTCTCCGTTTATCTTTAGCTCATTATTTCCCGATTGGAACTTCAACTGATAAGTGTTGTAGTCAAATATATTAAAAGATGAAGGCATACTAATATATATATCATCATTTGCTGACCCAACAATCAATAGATAAGGCTTTACAGTTCCATTATTATAACCATAACCTAAAACCACTCTGTTTGAAGTTGTTGCACCCAATGTTATTCTTCTCGAAGTATTATCCGTAGTAAACGCTTTAAATCTTGCTTCAAGAACCCCTTCAGCACTATTAAAATCAAAATTACCTGCTAAATTACCTCTGTCATTGATTCTTGTTGAAGTGGAATCTGTATCTGTTGGAATGTAAGATGTTGCGTGTGCTCCAATTTCAACTTGGTGTCCAAAATAAGCGACAGATGAATTACCTATACCTACAACTTCTCCAAAGTACAATCTAATTTTAGCTTCTAAACTCCCATCTACTACGTCAAATGTTGCAGAGAACCTGTCATATCCTCCAATATCACTACCTATTTGAATAGTACTTCCATCTTGTATGCAATTAACAAGACCTGATACTTTTAAATCTCCTGTCTGATTGGGGTCTTCGGAAGGGGTTGATAATCTTTTTCTGTACCAAGAATAAGTAATT